TGAACTTTGATGTGGCTAGCGGTGACTCATAGTGCCGCTGGGTAAAGTCATGGTTTGGTTTCTTAAGTTGACAAGTTTTACTACATACTTTAGATGTAGTGCTGTACTACTCACAGAGGCAGCAGTAAAGTTTAGAGTGTAGTGTAATTTGTTTTTCCGTATAAAAATTTTATCTTTTGTATTTTATTGTAGAGTCGTGGTTAAACTAAGGGTGGTTCCTGGTTTAACATTTTGTATGAGCTTTTATTTATAATGTTAGTCTTTGAGAGTCTGCAATAAAACTATTCTTTTATTTAATTTATTTTTATGTTTTAGTTAGTTTTAAGCGTATGTTCAAGAAATGTGTATGCAGTGGTAATCACGTTTGGCGTGAATCTGCAAATTTTGGCGTGCCGCTGGGCGCGATTTTTATAAGTATAAATATAAGTAATATTATCGTGGTATTATGCTACGGTAGTATTTTGGTTAGGTATTGTGTGTGCAGTGGTAATCACGTTTGGCGTGAATCTGCAAAACTAGCGATAAATGTGCACTTATGTGCTTTGACGTGACCTTGTGTCACAGGAGTAGGATGTATATTCTGGTATCGTCCACAATATGCATTAATTTTTCTTGTAGTTTACCCTTGAGGTAAATACGTGATCTTCTTTTATGACAAAAAGTAAGAGCTATCCCACGTTTTTTGTATAAACCTTCATTGAATAGATTAGTTATGAATGGAAACAACGGGAATACCTCTGAGTGTACTATTTATAGTGTGTTTTGGAAACAATGGTTAACACCTCTGAGTTGTTGTAACAGGATATAGTGTAAATTGTAGTTTTTAAGTAAACTCTACATATATTCAGGATCAATATTATAGATCCGCAACAAACAGGTGAAAATTACCAAGTAACACGAACACACTCGTGATAGTACAACAGGTTCAATTCTTGAGCAACAAATAGTAATGAAATATTCTGCAGAAGTTAGGTGCAGTAATAGCGTGGACCAATGTGAAATATGGACAAGTGCAACAAAAATAAACTTTATAATAACAATAACATGAACAAAAATGATGTAATGGATAGTATTTTGAATTATATTAAGAAACACTATAAACAATATTTGGATAAACCTTTGAAATTTTATGCTTTGAGTGATTTTGAGAATTATTATTTTTATGATAGGAATAAACATGTGTTAATGAGAATTAGTGAGAAATATTTTAGTAAAAAGGCTATAA